CTCAAGCTTCAATGCTTAGCTCTGTGAAGCTTGGTGTCGGCTGCTGGGGACTTAACTGATGGTTTTCCAGCGGCGGCTCGGGTTTGACGCTTCCGAGTGCGTTTCCTCTGCGGCGCGGGTTTAGGTGCTTCCACCTCTGTGGGGACGGCGTCCGGCGTGACTGCCGTTGCTCTTCCCTCTTCGTCATTTCCTGATCGTGAAGGGACAATCGTTTCATCAACCACGACATCAAACTGGGAAGGTGTTGCTGGTCTGGGTTCTGCGCATAGTGGAGCTGAAAGGAGTTCCGAGGGCGAACTGGATCCATCCAACCACTGGTTGAACTGACCTCGGTCGAATTCTGGGAACTGATCAGCAAACTCCACGTCCATCCATCCGTCAACATTTCTGTTGGGGAACTGGACGGATGCGTCAAACTTTGACCACCAAGAACCGATACCAGAAAGATTTCTGGGGCTATGGGATGACAGCAGAAGCAGTTTCTTGCAAAGTTGGCCGATGACAGGTGTGTTTCCATCCGTTGCCACGTATGAGGTGGCCTTCTCGACGAACTTTTGTTCAGGCGTGATGTTAGCAGGGAGGCGTACCGTAGTATGGAATTTCGAGAGCTGTCTCTTGACATCACACATACTATCAGGCAATCCATTCCAGACAGATGGCGAGTAGTAGCGTGCCAAGAAATTGACTCCTCGTTCCCCTCGGTGCACAACCTGCGCTTCCAAGATGAGGCCGGTGGCCCGGGAGGCCCACTGGTGGGACTCGATCGGCAAGTTGCCATCGAGACCATCGTCACCGAGATGGACTCCCAGGGCATCGAATGCTTCCTGGGGGTTGTAGGTCGAGCCGTTTTCACGGACTGTGTGCCTGAACGCGAGATAAGCGTTAAATGCTGCGCGCAGGGTTTGGAAGAGGCTGGTAGCTGAACAGCCAGATCCGTGCGACGGTCCCTGATCGAATGTGGTTCCATTTGGTAAATATCCTTTGTTGTCGACATTCGTCTTGAGTAATTCATTCAACTTAGCACTGTGGTTTGCAAAGGCCTTCATACAAACCACACGATCAACCCGGCGCAAAACGTAGGAGATCGTGCCGTCCATACGGTGGTAATCAGAGATGTTCACGAAATGTGATTTCGTGCATATCTCAGCTACCCTCTCGGCTATCTCCAGGGGCGTTTTGCCGGGGCCATACCACTCGAACTGTTTCATGTGTTGGGCGAGCGCTAACGCGAACGTTGCCATATCAAGCTTGTCTGCATCATTATAAGTAGAAATGTTCCTCGGGTCTTTGACATCGGGGTACGCTTCTGCCTTAATGAAACATTTAAGAACAAGCTTACGGATACGTCCTGTTAACACCGCCTTAGCAATCGACAGCTGCTGGGCAGTGCTAGTCTGTTTCGCATTAACTACTTCGAAACAGACCGGTTCAAGGTGCACGTCCTGCAGAATGAGTGTCGCGAACTCATCCATGCAGCGGTCACGGAAATTGCTCGGTTTTGGCTCGGGCTTCTTGAGGTTGTTGATGCGTCCCTTGACGCATGCTTCCTCTCCCGCCTTATTAGCCACCGGGGCAAATGCTCCGTGGACGAGTGGACTCATAAATGCCTGGAGCTTGGGGCGCGCCTCAGCATCAAACTCTTTGGGTTTGTATTGATAAGCGCGAACTCCCTGCTCAACAGGATACACGGTCAGGCGTGCCCTCACCCCACAGCATCGGTGATAGTCGGTCAAGACGGCCGATGAAGCTCGGTCATTTACCCAACTTGCTGTGGTAGGCAGCATGAGATTCGTTGTACCCAAGCGGGCAACGGTCGCAATCGCGTCGTCTTCCGCGAGGCTGACGGTCGCACACAGAGCAGCTCCTGGCCGCGCAGTGGTCACCATCATTTCCCCGCTGGACGACATGACGTTGAACCTCACAAACTTTTCTCCAGTAGGTCCTACCGATATAGGGTTGAACCTCGTTAGTTCCTTTGTCTCGAGGAGGTACGTCGCCAATATGGCAGCGACGCCCTCAAAGATTCGAA